AATAAAAGGAACGCCACCTCGTATCCTCCTGTGCATTACTACACGAGTGCCGTCCCACTATTTGCACCAGTAGGTAAGTTTCCTATGAGAGATCAAGTTGATTTCTTAGAACTTGTGGATAGGATTGCACCTAAACTTGTGGTGTTTGATACTTTACAGAGATGTACGGTAGGTGCTAACGAAAATTTACAACAAGATATGTCACAAGTCATTTCAATGATTGACACTATACGTCAAAACTATAGTGCTGCAATCTTGGCAGTTCATCATGATACAAAATCAGGTGAAGCTATGCGTGGTTCCAGCGTACTAAAAGCTAGTGCTGATACCACCATACAGTTGACCAAAAAAGATGAGATTATTGAGATGACTTGTACTAAACAAAAAGATGCAGAGCCATTTAAAGATTGGAACTTAACATTATCCACAGAACCTAAATCAGGTTCAGCATTTTTTACTGCTTATCAGCAGGGCGTAAAAGTCAGAGATTATTCTCTCCTACGTGCACTTGCAGATGTTATTACAGTTAGAGGTGAACAGATTACAAATAAAACATGGCGTGATGCTGCAAACCTTGACGGTGGTAGATTTGAGAGACCTAAAGCATCTCTTGTTAGAGAAGGACTTGTGGACCAATCTGGTGAAGGTAGGTCTAAAACTTATACCATATCAAAAGAAGGTTGGGATATCTTAGAACAACAAAACATGTTGAACTCTAGTTTCAGACCTTTACCTGATAACATTAGAGAACAACAACAGTTAATGGAGGACGAATAATGTGCGAACATGAAGTAGTTAATCAATATCAAGGCAATAGGTGGTGCGAAGATTGTGGTGCCGCTTTAGGACATGTTTACAAAGTAGAAGATTTTTTAAATGATTAAAAATATATTATTCTATATAAAAAATTTTTTGTTTCGTTATCACGAAACTCCTAAAGAGATACGTCCTTTCACTTGTTTTATGTGTCGTAAGGATTTTGTATTTCCATTTACCAGTCAGGACTACATGGCTTGTAATGATTGCTGGAAAGAGTTAGGCGAAGATTAATAACAATATAGTTAATAAATTTTTAAAAGTTTATTTACCTAAACATAAATTAAAAATTACTATAAAGAAAAAAAAATTATCAGACAATTATGGAGAATTGTATATTGATGACCATAATTACAGACCTAGGTCTTTTACGATTTATATAGATAAAAATATTAATAAAAATCTTTATATAAAAACATTACTTCATGAACTGTGGCATATTTATCAATTTGTTACTGGTACAGTAAAAATAAAACATAACAGAACATATCACAACAGTGTTGATGTAACAGATGAATCAGAAGATAAATTACAATTTGAAAAAGAAGCTGTACGTATGGAGAAAGTTTTAATAAATAATCTGCTATAGTTTTTGATATGACAGCAGGTCGACCAAAAAGATCAGAAGCTGAATTATTACAAGACAGAGCTAAAGTCCAGGCACAGATATTTGGTGCTAACAATTCAGTATTTCAGTTTGAACAAGAAGAAATATACTTGCCACCACCTCCTGCAAAAAAAGGTACTTCCCTTTGGAAAGCATGGGCTATGGAGTGTTTCTTAGAGTGCATTAGATATGGATTAAATTATTCAGATGCCTGTAAAAAAATTGGTGTAACTAGGAAATGGTGGGAAGAAAACTCTCAACGCCACCCTGAATGGGCAGAAGAAGCTAAATCAATTCGTTCAGGTGAACATGTTAAAGATAGTTCTCCTGATTTATCTGATGTTTCTTTTGCAGAGTTTTGTGAATTATATTTTGGAGTTAAGTTTGCAGAGCATCAACATAGGATTGCTGATTCATTAGAAGACCCTATGGGTAGATTAGTTTTAGTTTTAGGTCACCCTGAATCTGGTAAGTCCACATTATCATCATTATGGTACCCAATATATCGTATGTGTAAGAATCCTGATATACGAATAGCTTTAGTTACTAAATCAGGTGATAAAGCACAAGATTTGTTAAATCGTATCAAAAGATACTTAACTGACCCTAATTTGTACAATGATTGTCCTAGAAACTTAATTAGAGACTTTAATGGGTTCAAACCTCAGCGACAAGACGGATTTGGCTGGTCTAGAGACCAGATAACTATACGTCAAAGAGAGTCTGGTGAGAGAGACCCTACCATACAAGCACTATCTGTAGGTAAACAGATATACGGTGCTAGGTTAGATTTGCTTATTTTGGACGACGCATTGACATTAGAGAACCAACAAACAGATATTCGTAGGTCTAGGATTGATGAATGGTTTACCCAGGAGGCTCGTTCTAGGGCACAAAGAGGTCAAACACTGGTAAATGGTACTAGAGTTCACCCACTTGATAACTATGGACAATGGAAAGATAGCTGGGCAGACCATAAAATATTTAGATATGTAAAGATACCTGCGATATTAGATGAACATACAGAAAAAGAAAGACCTAGTTGGCATGAATATTGGTCCCTTGACGGTAAAGAGGAGTATGATGAAGCTACTGGTTCAGAAGTATTTAGACCTGGACTCCGTGATATACGTTCTGAAATAGTAGCTAGAGACCCTATGAGGTGGAAACTTGTGTATCAACAAGAAGATGTACAGCAAGTTGAATCAATATTTAGACAAGAGATGCTGGATAAAGCATTTGAATTAGGTGGATCAAGAAGTTTAGGACAGGTTTTCCCTGATGAAATATTAGTACTAGGCGTTGACCCTGCTACTACAGGTAGAGCTGCATCTGTTTTATTAGCGTACAATCCAGAAACAGAAGTTAGAACAGTTGTGGATTTGTATGTAGGTCACAGATTAGGTGCGACTGGTATACGAAATAAACTGATGTATGAGTTCTGGGAGAAATACAATGACCATAGAGTTGCTTTTACTGTTATAGAAACTAACTTTGCACCGACAATCTTAGGTGATGATACTTTAAAGAATCATGCTGAGTGGAGTGGAACTAGACTTGTGGACCATAGAACTACTGGACAAGGTAAAAGACGTGGCAACAAATGGGATAAAGATTTTGGTATAGGTTCTATGGCTACATTGTTCCATAGTGGACTAGTCTGCTTCCCTTCTGCTACTGTAGAAGATAAGGCAAAACTCGCACCATTGGTAGATGATATGCTAGTATTTCCATGGTCAAAAGTTCAAGACGCTTTAATTGCTTTTTGGGTAGCTAATGGCGAGTGTAACGGAAAAGGATTATTTCAGGTAGATATGGATAAAGTCGTAGCACGACGAAATATTCCTCCTATAATACAGGAGAGAATGTTTTTGAGGAATAGGTAATGTCAGATTATTACAATCTAGGTTCTAGTGTTGAATATACAAATATGGGTAAGGTCTATCGACCTAATAAATCTTTGTACGATAGACGTGATTTACTACTTGAAACCCACTCTGACTGGAAAGAAAGAATAGAAGAAATTACAGCAATCGTTAATGGCGATTGGCATATGATTTGGAGTAACTTAACTTCTACTGCTGAGGCACCTTCTGTAGCAAACATTATTGAGTTAGGTATTCATCATTGGGCTTCACTAGGTGGAGCTGTCTTACCAGGAGTTAGAGTTCCTGTTCCTGTTAATCAAAATTTAAAAGGCGGAGAAAGGGCTGCTAGAAAAAGAGAAAGACGAGTTAAAGAACTCTGGAACAAATCAAACATCAATGAGTTAATGGCTCAATGGTGGGGTGACTATGCTGGAACTGGTTGTGCTTATGCTGGTATCTGGGCAGACTTCGATAAAGAAGAAAAAGATAGACACCCATACTTTCATAGAATTGATCCTCGATATGTTTATCCATTAAAAGATACAAAAGGAAATGTGGTTGAAGCACTGGTTGCACGTAGAGTGTCTAAGGAAATACTTATAAAACAATACCCTGTTGCAAAAGGTGTTATCGACCCAACTACAGATACTGTTGAAGAATGGTTCTGGTATTTCCCTGACAAGATTATGCACGTAGTTGCTGATATCTCTCCAAAAGGTAGAAAGAATAATCATGCAGTTGTGTTGACAGAAGAACCAAACCTGCTAGGGAAAGTTCCTATTGTTGAAGTAGGAGTTCCTACATTTGACGGTGAGCGTAGAGGTATCTTTGACCAAACACGTCACATACTTAGAACTATGCACCGACTTATGACACTCACTATCACTTCATCTGAAGAAGAAGTATATCCTCCTGTTTTTGAATATGATGTTATGAACCCAGATGACTTTGGACCTGGTGCTGTTATTCACGGTAGAAGTCCTGAAGCTCGTATGGAACGTATGTCATCAAGAACACATTTTGATGCTAAAGATTTAATTTCAAGATTAGCTAGCGAAGCTAGAACACAAGCTTCATTTCCTGGACAACTTTCAGGTAATCCTGGTGCAAGCATTGTATCTGCAAAAGGTATTGAAGCATCTATGGGACAGATTGATGCACGACTTGCATTGGCTCATAAACAATTTGAAAAATTCTTAGAGAAAGCTAGTCACATACTACTTGCTTTTGATGAGAACTATTGCGACGGTGAAAAGACATTACACGGC